TGAATTCAACGAACGACCTGGTTTAGAAGGAAATACAGCAGCTCAACCAAGAGTGTTTGGGCATGATGCTATAGCAACAACTCCATATTGGAATTTTACAATAAAACAAGGAGGATCTGGATATGATGGGACAGATGTTGGTGATACTTTAACAGGTGTTGGTAATGTAGGTGTAGAGGGAAATATAACTGCTGTAAGTGGAGGTGCAGTTACTGGTTTTACTTTTATATCAAAAGGAGATGCTAAAGTAGGTGAAACTGTAATACTTAGCGCAGCAACAAGCGGTGGTGATGGTTTTCAAGTTGTAATATCAGCTGATTCTTTATCTAATTTAACTGCAGAGTCTAGAGGAGCTATGATATACAATAACAGCACTGCAGCTCAAGACATAGGTATTACAACAGAAGCAGGCACGTCTGTTGTTTTTAAAGGTGTTCCGGCAACAGAATACGTAGGATACACTCATCCAATATTAGCAATAGAGCTGACAAGTGGTACAGATATATTAGCTGTATACTAAATAAAACAAAAAATAAACAATCAAATCAAATAAAATAAAATAAAATGGCAAAGAAAAATAAATTAACTAAAGACGAGTTAGAATTAGTTCTTAATTCTGCATCAAAGTACAATGAGATATTAGTGCAAATGGGAGGAGTACAGGTAACTATGCAAGATTTAACTATGCAAGCTGCTAAATTAAGAGCTAACGTTGAGCAAGTTAAAAAAGATCTACAAGAAAAATATGGAAGTATTAATGTAGATTTAAAAGATGGATCTTACACTAAGTCAGATGTCGAAGATAAGAAAGATTAGTATAGGTTCTGACTATAAAAATGATGCAATGCATTATTCAACTGGTCAGGAAGTATATGGTGGACATACAATTAGTGATATTCTTTTTGAAGATCAAGACCAGTCATATAATATTTTTATAACTAAAAATAATGAAGTCTTACCTTGGAAAAAGTTTAATTCTAATATGGCTGTATCAGTAGAGTATGATCTTAAGTATTAATGCAAAGCTTATATAACTTCATTGTTAAACCACTAAATGACAGGTATGACAATATACGAAGAGTTGATGATACTAACCTTATTATCAATACTAGCATTGAAAACCATAGATTTATTAGTAAAAAAGCTGTAGTAGTTCAAACTCCTGCAGCTTATACTACTAAAATAAATATAGGTGACGAATTATATGTTCATCACAATATATTTAGAAGATGGTATGATCAAAAAGGCAGAGAGCGTAATAGCTCTACTTTCTTTAAAGATAACTTATACTTTGTATCTCCACAGCAAATATACATGTATAATCTAAATACTCATTTAGATTATTGCTTTGTTAAGCCAATTAAAAATAAAAGCATTTTAGAAAACAGGAAAGAACAACCTAATGTTGGTATAATGAAATATACTAATAGTGCTTTAGAAGCCATAGGAATAACACCTGGAACACTTATTACGTTTACACCAAACTCTGAATTTGAGTTTATTATAGAAGGTGAGCGACTTTATTGTATGAAATTAAATGATATAGCCTTAAAGCATGAATACCAAGGAAACGAAAAAGAAAATAATCCAAGCTGGGCAAAAAGCCATTGAGGAATTAATTAAGGTAGCAAAAGAAAAGATTGTAGACTCAGACGACGATGTAAGCGCTGACAGACTTAAAAATGCTGCCGCTACAAAAAAACTAGCTATAATGGATGCTTTTGAAATATTAACTAAGATACAGACAGAAGAAGAACTATTAAGCGAAAAACCTAAAAATAAAGTTGAAAAGAAATTTAAAGGTTTTGCAGAAGGGAGAAGTAAGTGAGTTATAAGCAAACTCTTTCGAAAGAAATTAAAGACGTTGTAAATCCTAAAATATTAAATAAAAACAACAGATTAAAAAAATGGGAGTACGGTTATAACTCTGATTATGATTTTATAGTAATAAGTAAAACTGGAACAATTGGACAAATCATTGAAATACAAAATCTCCGGATTGCTTTACCAACAGCAGATGAACCGTTTAAACGAAGCAAAAACAAAGCGGAACAATATTGGGAAAAGTTTGAATATCCAAAAGAATTACAAAGAATAAAAACAAGATTTGATTGGGAAGAATATCCTACAGATTTTAAAGAAAAATGGTACGACTATATAGACAATGAATTTACTAGACGAGAAAAAGGATTTTGGTTTTATAACAATGGTGTTAATACTTACATTACTGGCACTCATTACATGTACTTGCAATGGTCAAAGATTGACGTTGGAGCACCAGACTTTAGAGAAGCAAACAGACTCTTCTTTATATTTTGGGAAGCATGTAAAGCCGATACAAGATGTTACGGAATGTGCTACCTCAAAAACAGACGATCTGGATTCTCTTTTATGTCGAGCGCAGAACTTGTTAACCAAGCTACAATATCTTCCGATGCTAGGTTCGGTATACTGTCCAAGTCTGGAGCAGATGCCAAAAAAATGTTCACGGATAAAGTTGTACCCATATCAGTCAACTACCCGTTCTTTTTTAAACCCATTCAAGATGGTATGGACCGGCCAAAAACTGAACTGGCTTATAGAGTACCAGCCTCAAAGCTTACTAGAAGAAAGCTGGAATCTAATGAACAGCTCAGAGAACTAGACGGACTTGACACAACTATTGACTGGAAAAACACTGGTGATAACTCTTATGATGGTGAAAAGTTAAAGCTATTAGCTCACGATGAAAGTGGCAAATGGGAAAGACCTGATAATATATTAAATAACTGGAGAGTTACAAAAACTACATTAAGGCTAGGTTCTAGAATAGTAGGTAAATGTATGATGGGCTCTACTTCAAATGCTTTAGATAAAGGTGGAAACAACTTCAAAAAATTATACAACAATTCAGACGTTACAAAAAGAAATAGAAACGGGCAAACATCTTCTGGCCTCTACTCTCTTTTCGTCCCTATGGAATGGAACTACGAAGGATTCATGGATACTTTTGGACTTCCTGTCTTCACTGGACAAGACGCTCCAGTCAAAGGAGTTGATGGTTACGAAATTACAACAGGAGTTATTGAACACTGGGAAAACGAAGTTGAAGGATTAAAGAATGATCAAGACAGTTTAAATGAATATTATAGACAATTTCCTAGAACAGAACAACATGCTTTTAGAGATGAGTCAAAACAAAGTTTGTTTAATCTTACTAGAATTTATCAACAGATAGATTATAATGAAGAATTTAACAATAGGGCTAATGTAACTAAAGGTAAGTTTATTTGGCACAATGGTATTAAAGATACTTCTGTAGATTTTATACCTGACAATAATGGAAGATTTTTAATAACTTGGGTTCCACCTAAAAACTTACAAAATCGAGTAATAGTAAAGAGTGGTATTAAATATCCTGCTAACGAGCACATCGGATGTTTTGGTTGTGATAGTTATGATATTAGTGGAACTGTTGATGGTAAAGGATCTAACGGCGCTTTACATGGTTTAACCAAGTTTTCAATGGAAGACGCACCACCTAACCATTTCTTTTTAGAATATATATCAAGACCTCAAACGGCTGAGATATTTTTTGAAGATGTTTTAATGGCTTGTATATTTTATGGCATGCCAATACTGTGTGAAAACAACAAACCTAGACTTTTGTATCATTTAAAAAGAAGAGGTTACAGAGGGTATTCAATGAATAGACCTGATAAAATTTGGAATAAATTATCTATCACAGAAAAAGAAATAGGTGGCATACCTAACTCAAGCGAAGATATTAAGCAAGCTCATGCAGCTGCTATAGAATCGTATATTGAAGAACATGTAGGATTAAACAATGAAGACTATGGAGACATGTATCTTCAAAAGACATTAGAAGATTGGGCGGTTTTTAACATAAACAACAGAACAAAGCATGATGCTACTATAAGTTCTGGACTTGCTATTATGGCTTGTAATAAAAACAGGTATAGACCTGTACCCGATTTAAAAGTACAACCTATATATCTTGGAATTAAAAGATATGATAATAAGGGAAGCATTTCAAAAATTATAAAATAAATATGGCGCAAATTTATACTAGCAATAATAGTTCATTTCCAAATCAAGTTGTTTCTGATGCTGAGAAAGCAACAGAAGAGTATGGTTTAGCTGTGGGTAGAGCAATAGAGGGTGAATGGTTTAGAAATTACAGAGGTGGAGCTGGCATGTCTGGTTACGCTGTTAATTATAATCATTATCACACATTAAGACTTTATGCAAGAGGTGAACAACCTGTTCAAAAGTATAAAGATGAATTAGCTATAGACGGTGATTTATCATATTTAAATTTAGACTGGAAGCCAGTGCCTGTTTTATCTAAGTTTGTAGATATTGTAGTTAATGGTATAGCTGATAGAAGTTATGAGATAAATGCTTTTGCTCAAGATCCAGTTTGTTCACAGAGAAGAACTAAATACGCACAAGGATTAATGACAGACATAGTAGCTAAAGATTTCTTGACAGAAGCTAAAGCTGTTTTAAATGTCGATGGATTTAACTCAGTTGACCCAGACGCAGCTCCTCAAGACAAAGAAGAGTTAGCCGTGCATTTACAAATGGACTTTAAACAAAGTGTAGAAGTAGCTGAAGAAGAAGTTATAAATCAAGTATTAGACTACAACAAGTATGATTTAACAAGGCAAAGAATTTGTTATGACTTAACAGTTCTTGGCATTGGTGCTGTAAAAACTAGATGGGATAGAGCTAGAGGCGTATGTGTAGAATACGTAGATCCAGCTACTTTAGTTTATTCTTATACTGAGGATCCTAACTTTGAAGACTTATATTATGCTGGAGAAGTAAAGTCTGTTTCTTTGCAAGATTTAAAAACACAATTTCCAGGTCTTACTGATGAGGAGATGCAAACTATACAAAAGTATCCAGGAAATGCAGAGTATTTGAGAAACTGGAACGGTAGATCAGATGATTTAACAGTGCAAGTATTATACTTTGAGTATAAAACATATTCAGATCAAGTATTTAAAATAAAGAAAAATGCTTTTGGTCTTGAAAAAGCTTTAGAAAAACCTGATACTTTTAATCCTGATCCTAATGACAATTTTGAAAGAGTTTCTAGAACTATAGAAACACTCTACAGTGGCGCTAAAGTACTAGGTCACCCTATGATGTTGCAGTGGAAATTATCTGAAAACATGACTAGACCTACTGCTGATACTAATAGAGTGTATTTAAATTACGCTGTGTGTGCACCTAGAATGTACAAAGGAAGAATAGAGTCGTTAGTTTCAAGAGCCACTGGTTTTGCAGATATGATACAGTTAACTCATCTTAAAATACAACAAGTATTAGCTAGAGTTGTTCCAGACGGTGTATTTTTAGACGTTGATGGTTTAGCAGAAGTAGATCTAGGTAATGGCACAAACTATAACCCTAGAGAAGCTTTAAATATGTATTTTCAAACTGGTAGTGTTGTGGGTAGATCTTCAACTATTGATGGAGATGCTAATAGAGGTAAAGTTCCAATACAAGAATTACAATCAGGATCAGGTGGTGCTAAAATACAAAGTCTTATACAAACTTATCAATACTATCTACAGATGATAAGAGATGTAACCGGACTTAATGAAGCTAGAGATGGGTCACTACCAGACAAGCAGTCTTTAGTAGGTTTACAGAAATTAGCTGCTGCTAACTCTAATGTAGCTACAAGACATATATTACAAGGACAACTTTTCTTAACTTTAAGAGCTTGTGAAAATATATCTTTAAGAGTTGCTGATTCTTTAAAATTTCCACTAACTAGATCAGCTTTAGAAAACAGCATATCTCAATATAACGTAGGCACATTAGACGAGCTAACTGAATTAAATATTCATGATTTTGGTATATTCTTAAACTTAGAACCAGATGAAGAAGAAAAAGCTAAGTTAGAAGAGAATATTCAAGTAGCTTTGAAAAGCGGACAAATAGATCTTGAAGATGCTATAGATATTAGAGAAGTTAGAAATATTCAATTAGCTAATAAATTTTTAAAATACAGAAGAAAGAAAAAAGCTGAAGCTGCTCAAAAAGCTCAACAAGCTAATATTCAAGCCCAAGCTCAAGCTAACCAACAAACTGCTGAAAAAGCAGCATTAGCAGAAATGCAGAAGCAGCAGGCTCTTGCAGAAACTCAAATTCAAATAGAGCAAGCAAAATCTCAGTTTGAAATACAGAGAATGCAGACCGAGTCTCAGCTTAAAAAAGAATTAACGGAATTTCAATTTGGTCACAGTGTTCAATTAGAAAAAATGAAAATTGGTAGAGACAAAGAGAGAGAATCGTTCATAGAAGATCGTAAAGATCAAAGAACTAGAATATCAGGCACTCAGCAAAGTGAAATGATTAGTCAGCGTAAAAACGATATGTCGCCTACTAATTTTACAGAAACTGAAAACCCAGAAGGTCTAGATTTAAGTGCATTTAATATGTCTTAAAACTATTAATTATTATATTATATTATGTCAGAAACAATTCAAGATAAAGAGAAGGCGCCTCTTAAAATTAAAAAGCCTAGAAATTTAACTAAAAAAGTAGAACAAACTACTAAAGTTGAATTAAATAAGAAACCAGAACCAGAAACTAATAAAGTAGAATTAAAAGAAAATGCCGTTCAAGAACAAAAAGCAGATGATAGCAATGCTGTTGTCGAAGAAAAAGGAAACAAAGAAAGTGGCGAAAGAGTGGTTGAAGAAGTACGGAGCACCGAAAAAGTAGCTGAATCTCCTATAAAAGAAGTAGAGCGTGTAGAACCTATAGAGCAACCAGTAGTTGAAGAGCCAATAGCTCCA